AGGTGCTTTTTCATTTGCATTTGACTCCACGGAACGGTCAACGGTGGCGGCAGAAGCCTCAAGAGTGTTCCTGAGAGTTCTGTCGAAGATCTCCTGCAGTCCGTCGGCATAAGCTTCAAGCTCATGGGCGATGCTTCGAATGTCGGCTCTCTCGTCACCGTAAAGCGCCTTCACAGCATCACCGATCCTTGAAATGAATTTGAGAACGTTCTCCTTTATCTTTTTAAAAAGCCTCTTGTGCTCACTTGCAAACTCAGAGAGCGCCTTTGATTTCTCAAGCATCCGCTCGCATCCCTCGGCAACAACCTCGTCAACTGCCTTTGTGTAGGTGAGACCCTGGGTTTCCATGATCTCGCCCACCCGCTGAAGGAATCTCTCCTCTCCGAGCTTTTCCCGGATATATCCCTTCAGCTCCTCATATCCGTCCGGATTCCATTTCTGGATGGAGTGGACAAGCTCGTGGGATAGCGTTTCTCCCATAAGGATTCGAACACCGCCCCTGTCCCGAACGTTCGCAACGTTTATGGTGATGGTGTTGGTCTCTGCGTTGTAGCTTCCGCAGTCGTCATTGCCGTCGTCTTCGATAAAGCGGATGTTGTAGCCCGCCTCCGAAAGCACCTGAGAAACGTCCTGAGCCGCCGAAGGTATCTTCGTCCCCTTGCCGAGCTGTGACTTGTCGATCGTGCCGCGCCGGCCGCTCTTCTCGGCGGCAGCCCTTGCATTTCTTTCCTTTTGAGCTTTTTTGCGTGCCTTAAAGTCAGCCTCTCCCATATCTCTGGCAAGAGCGGCAATATCACCGTCGATCTTGAAGTTCGCCCTCTGCCAGTGAAGGGAATCAGTGTCCTCTCCCGCAAGACCGATTTCGTAGGCGTATTTAAAGTCGTCAATAAAGGCATTAACGTCACTCCCTTCAGGAAGCATCCCTGCAAGCGCGATCATCTCGTTTGCCGCCTTTGGCGACATTCCGACCGTCGTAGTATAAAGAGCTACAGTCTGCTCGTCCTTGAATTCTATTTCGTGAGCGGATACCCTCTCTCCACCGATCTCGAAGACAGGCATCCCGTCCGCTGTGAAATCAACGATTTCGCCCATTTCCACAGCCTCACCGGTCTCACTCAAAACGTTTTCTCCCGTTGGAGATATCAAAAGCTTGTCTTCCTCGTTGATCTCCTCATCGTTACTGAGTGTTACACTTGGAAACGTAGCCGCCCTGCCGGGAAGAGTTCCGCTTTCGTCTGTAACATCTTTTTCTGCAGAGCTTTGACGGTCACCGAACTTTTCTGTGGCGACTCTCTCTGTGCCAACGTTACGGGCCCATTCACTACCTTCTGAGATCTCGCGGATCAACTGATCACCATAGTCGCTTTCAGCAATGGTAAAGGTGTCGGTGTAGCTCACCTCGCCTCCGGTTTCACGCCTTGTGATAGCCTCGCTGAGTGCTGAAATGTCACCCGTCTCACCAAGCTCTTTAAGGCGTGATGAAACTGCAACTGATATTGCATTAGTCTCTTCGTCGCGGATCTGTCGCTCAATTGCACGGAGGAGGTTGTTGATCTCGGCGCCCGAAAGCTTCTTTCCCGCATTGATCTTCTTCTCATATTGCTTTGCAATATTGTAAGCATCGCTTCCCTGAGGGCTTTCAAGCCCTTCTGTGATAAGAGCCTGTGCTTCATTTCCGTATAGCTCAACGGCATCTTTGTTTTTCTTTCTGTATTTTATGTTTTTGCCAACGGAACTGACGGTGCTCTTTATGACAGTAGCAGCACCACCTGTACCGGCACCGCCGATCATGCCGCCGAAAACGCTTTCAAGAATTTCGGTGTAATAATCTCCGAGCGCTTTCCTCTGTGCCTCTGCTCTTGAAAGACCGTCAACGTTCATGTATCGGTCAATGCTCGCATTGTAGTTGCTCTTGTCACCGTTTATAAGGCCGTCTGCGATTTCATTCAGAATAGTGGTACCCAGCTCCTCACCGCCTTCAAGGAGCGCCTGATAGCCCGTGTCCTTCAATCCCTGAACGAGCATTTTTGTGAAAGTACCCGCTGATGCCTTGCTGATACCTGAGAGAAGGTTGTCCATGGGGATCTTTTCCATAAGCACCTCGGATACACCTGCAGCAAGGCTGTATGCAAATGCTTGACCGTAAGTGGAGCCGTTCTTTATCGCCTGATTGTATGCAGTTGAAGCAGACTGACCTCCCAGCATCGCAAGCGCCACTGCAGATCCTGCCTGAGGACCGAGGAGCGCACTGCAGGCAAGACCTACAACAGCACTCTGAGAGGCACTTGTAACACCGGAATATGTACTCGTTGCAAGCCATGAAAGGAAATCGTTTTTAATAGATCCGTCAATAAGGTCGGAGACACCCGAGGTGTACGCCTCGCTCCTTCCGATAAAAGCATCATCGTAAACGTTTGCACGTCTGCCAAGCTCACTCGTTTCGCCGGAAAAGACGTTTCCTGCATAATCGATTATCTGCAGAGGAGATGCACCGATATTGTAAAGAGATGCGAGCCAGGGATTCTCTTTTGCCCACTCGCTGTCCCTTTTGCGCCTTTCGTCAGCTTCTTTTTTGGAATCAAGATAGTCGAAATAGGTGTCTGTCTTCTTTTTGACGGCATCAATACCGCCCTCCGTTGCGATCGAGACGGCACCTGGGTTATTACGGTAAATTTTCTCAAGAGCATCCCTGTCCGCAGAAGTATATCCGCCTACATCAACATCCCGAAGTCCTGTTCCTGCCATCTCGTTCAAACGGTTGAAATCTTCGCCGCGAGAAGCCATATCAGCTTCAAAGATCTTGTTGATCAGGTCTTCAGTGGAAAGTATCTCGTAATATTCTTCCCAGGTAACAGGGTTCCCGTAGTCGTCGTAAAAGGCGTAAGGAGATTGAGAGTCCGCCATCATCTCTTTGCGCACTCTCACCCACTCGGCGTTGAGCTCTTCGTCATGGATGTAGCCCAGAGCAGACTGTGCTGCTGCTTCCTCTTCGGTAAGGAAGGCGGGCACGGTGTGCAGCTGAACCTTGTCCTTGTTTTCTCTGTAAAACTTTTCGTTGTATGCCCGCCTGTCGACGATATCCTTCACCTCATCGGCAGTCATGGTGTAGATGTACTCGCGGTTTTTTGTAAGCTCTTTGATGTATTTCTTGTCCTCGTCCGATATGCTGTCATCGGAGAGCATGGCAGAAAGGTCAGCATATGTCGTGTCCCTTGTAATTCCGAGGCTTGCGCGTTTGCTCTCTTCAACTCTCGCAGAGCGAAGCGCCTTTTCATAGTCACCGGCAGTATCAAAGCTTTGGCGAAGTTCAAGTTCCTTGTCAAGTGCGGAAACGGTAGCATTATTGTAGCCGCCGGCTATAGACTCAAGAGACGATTTCAGTGCTTCGTAGCTTTCTGCGGTAAAGTATTGCTTGTCAGCCTCCAGGCTTTCAAGCATCCTTTTAGCCTCAGTTGCAATAGCCGCGCTTTCAGTTTTCAGCGAGTCAGCCCGATCTGATTCCTTCCATGAGGTGTCAGCGCCGCGGATCGTGCTTTCATTATATTTCTTCGGCATCACAGCCTTGCCGCCTGCCCGGAGCAGGTCAAGGCTGCTGCCCTTTGCGAGAGCCGTATCTTCAGCTGTTATCGAAGACAGCGGGGAGAAGCCTGTTTTTCCGCTTATATAGTCGCTTACTGACCGCGCATGGTTGCTGTATCTTGTTAAAAAGCTGTTGTAAGTATTGAGTCTTTCTCTTGCAGTCTCCTGCCGCTTCTTTTGATCACGTATAACATAATCCGTGTCAAGCGTAAAGCTGCTTGTGCGCCTGAAGCCTTGAGTCCCGGCCTGTTTAAATTTTTCGGTTCTTTTGAAACCACTCATTAAAGTCACCATTTCCTTTTAAAACGAATTTACCGTTTCCGGCGCCGCCGGCATCATCCGGTTTCCAGTACAGCTGTCGTCCTTTTTCATCAAGATATTCGATGTATTTGTTTTGAGAGCCATCCCATATGTAAGCCATACCGTCGTCCTCTTTGTACCAAACGTTCACGTCGTATCCGTTGAGGTTGTCTGTATAGCCTGTTTTATGCACCTTAACGTTGCCGATATTATCCGGCTGATATCCATAATCAAAAGCACCGTACTTGATATCGGGATTGTAATTTTTGGTATAAGGATTCATGCCCTTCGGGTATGTCTTGCGCTTTCCGTCTGCGTCCTCAAACACCGCGTAACCGTCATCGTCGTACTCGATGAAATGCATCTTGCTAAAGGTTTCTGTATCCCCCTCAGCCGCCGCCTGCGCTTGCGCCCTGAGTGCTGACGTATCATATCCCATTGTCTCAAGAGTGTCGTAGTCCCCGAGAGCAAGGAGAATGTCGATCTCATCGTTGCGCTCGGATCTTTTCGTCTCTGCATCGTACCTCTTGTCCGCAACGGCATCACGATCCTTCTGATACTGCCACTCCTCGGCGTATCTCTCGTCAGCTATAGCATCACGGTCAAGCTGATAGTCCCATTCACGATCGTATCTCTCGTCCGAAACGGCATCACGATCCTTCTGATACTGCCACTCCTCGGCATATCTTTCGTCCGCTATGGCATCACGCTCCTGCTGATACTGCCACTCTTCGGCGTACCTCTCGTCCGATATAGCATCACGATCCTTCTGATACTGCCACTCCTCGGCGTACCTCTCATCAGCTATAGCATCACGCTCCTGCTGATAGTCCCAGCTCTTCTGATCCTGCCATTTGTTGTAAGCATCGTCGGCTTCTGCCTTCCATTCAGCCCTATCCTCTCGGTCACGGCTGTAATCAAGGCTGTCAAGATCACCGTATAAAGCGATAAGATTGAGAAGCTCGTCGCGCTCAGCCCGGTGCCTGTCATATGCACGTGCCTCAAGCTCCGGAACAATGCTGTTCAGCTCCTGCATATAGGCGTTGAAGGCCTGATTTGCCGCCGCATCTCCGTAACTTGAGCCGTAGCCTCCATTCATTGCCGCCGCCTTTCCCAGTGTGTCCTCCATAACCATGCGGCCGTCCCTCTCGTACTGGTCAGCAAGCTGCTGATAGATAACGTCCGTATTAATGTCGTATTCGAAATCGTCCGAAGTCTCGAAACGGTCAATGGCATCCTTCTGCTTCTCACCCCACTCACCGCCGTATGAGGACTTGTAGCCTTCAGCCATAATGCTGTCGTAAATGTCCTTGTATTCCTGTGCCTGGCTTGATACGGGAGGGGAAGCGCCATCCTGTACTTTCTGTTCCTTTGGAGCAGGCGTCGTTGCAGGCGTCGTAGCAGGCGTCGTAGCAGGCGTCGTTGCAGGCGTAGCAGGTGTCGCAGTCTGAGCTTTGGATGTGGTCTGAGTCGTGCTTACCTGCTGTTTTTTTTGAGTTGCCGTATTTTTTGCAACATTCGCCACAACGTTTGCTGCTCCGAGTATGGGTCCCGCAGCACTTGAGAGACCATTTTTGTTGCTTGCCTTCTTTGCACCGGACAAGCTCAGAGAGGTGCCGCCCGATGTGGGAAGATTGATACTCTGACCTGTGTATATAAGATTCGGATTCGTTATGGAAGGATTTGATTTTAAAATGTCGTCAACCGTTGTGTTGTTAGCCTTGGCGATGCTTGAAAGAGTATCACCGCTTTTAACTTTGTAAGCCATTTATTCCTCCGATTTGTTGTTGATTTTGTGCCGAAGAGCTTCGGTGAGATTTTCTTCGGAAATAGAAGTGAGAATAATGCTCAGCTGTGCAGTAAGCGTCTCAGCCCAGATTTCGAGCTCCCGAAGCCTTTCTGTGTCGCTTGTTCCCGGCATTCTTCTCGGAGGTCTTATCGTCGGTGTCATAGCCTGCCTCCCCGAAGAGCATTGTCACTGCCGGGAGAAATAACGTGAGTAAGGGAAATGACCCGTCCGTCACCGATGCCGGAGATCTTCAGGCGATATCTGTCACATCTGCGTGGGTTCATTTTGTAAACGAAGGGAAGATTGCCCCTACCGTCGATGGTGGCAAGGGGATGCCAGACACCGTCCTCATCATATTCGATCGCAAAGGACATAAAACTGCCGATAGGGATGTAAACCCTTGCCTGAAGTGCGCAGAGCAGCTTCTCATCCGCGTCACCGTAGCCGATAACACCGGTGATTGCATACCATTCAAGGCTTTTTTCATCCTCTCCCTCTGTGTTTTTAACGTATCCGTTGCCGTCAATAAAGAAAAGCTCGTCCTTAACACGCAAAAACTGCCTGACCGCAATGTCATCCTCCCGATGCCACAGCCCGAGATCTGTGTTGTAAACGAAAAGACTGTGCTCACCGTTGCAGTCTTCCATGGAAACGTAATAATTGTTTTTGATAGCACCGCCGACCGCGCATTTGTAGCTCATATCACCGAGGGCAGAATCTACCTTGACGGGAGGGGAGCCGTTGTATGCAAGTATTCCGTCGTATGAATGGTAGTAAAGAATCTCATTGCAAACAGCAATCGATCTTTCAGAGCCCTTTCTGACACCGCGATAGTTAAATCTCTTGGCTGTGTAGGGAGGGTAGTCTCCGAAGATGCGGATAATACAGCTTTCTTTGAAAAAGATCGGTGTGCTGTCATAAACGACAGCCCCCGTAAAGGGACCGTCAGCACCAACAGTGGCAGTCCATGAGTCCGTTGATATGCCCTGATATCTGTACCAGTTTGTGGGGTCACCAAGCGCCGACGCGTATATCTCATTGATGACCTCTCCGTCTTCATTCACACCGTAGTAGCATCCCCAAAGACGGTTACCGCTCTCAATAACAAAGTCCATTTTGGGAATGCTGCGGTTGATGGTCACCCTGTCGCCGATTTCGGAAAGAGGCTTCTGATATATATCGTTTATAACTCCGTTGAGGATAAGCCCCCTGTCAGTGATGGAGCTTATAACGTAGTAGCCGTCAGCCTCCTCTGTAATACCGCCGATCTTTATGCAGTCGCCCTCCTTAAAGCCCTTGAAGGGGAGGCGCATCACACTTCCGTCATTGTTCTTGTCAACCTCCCCGTTTCGCTTAACGGAAAGCACTTCGTTAAAGTTTCCTGCACCTACCTCCTCATAGGAGAGAAGAATGTAATTTGTGGTGTAGCTCTGCCACTCGTTAAATGCCGATGACCATACGTATTTACGACCGTTCGGCTTGTCATGCCACACCGTTCCGTTGACAGGGGAGTCGGGCTTTTGATATACAACGATGTAAGCCCCGGAGGCGTATACGTTCACCCTATCCCCGGAGATCTCTATATTGTCTCCCACGGAGACCGCAGAGGAAAGCCATTCACGGGCCTTTCCATGTCCCGTCAAGGCAAAAGCCGCCTCGTTTGCCGCAAGATCAATGGTCTCCGCAGTCCATTTTACGATCTTTTTCACAGCACCGAGACTGTCAACGTATACGGTGTAGCCGTTCTCGTTGACGGAAAGACCGCTTTTCTTGACAAGGATCAGCTGATCGGTGCCTCGTGTATCGGAGCTTTCATCGGAATATTCACCGTCAAGAGTCCTCGTCGCAGTAATGCCGTTACCCGTCCTGCCCTCACCGTCGGACGGTGACATGGTGAAAAGGGCAGAGGGCTTCAAAAGGAGAGAGTCCCTCTCGGCAGTCCTCAGCACCGTCACCTCGTTTGCAAGGGGACCGGTCTTGCCTGAGTCGTATGTGCCTATCCTGTAGTTTTGCGGAAAGGCGTAAACAAAACCCGCCTGCGCAATAAGTGTGGTGGAGGAGGCGTCCCCTCCAATGCAGTACGCACCCTTCGGGTCCGAGCCGTCAAGCTTTCCAAAGTCCACCCAGGCATCTCCGTCCGCATCCTCAGTGCAGATAGCAAAAACGTCCTCGTTGATAACACGGCTGTCAACGTCATCCTTAGAAGTGCCGTAGGTGTTGCAGATGACCATAGACCGCCCTCCCTCGGGCAGGAGAGTGTCCCCCCTCGCAGCTCTCGCAGACAAAAGGGGGTAATGCCTGCCCGACATATTTTTCATGTCGTAGAATTCATTTTCTCCGATCCTGAGATTTCGATTGTAGCCGCCGAAATCGGAAACGGTTAATTTTCTTCGTGAAACGTCTGAAACGTATGAGCTTTTCATCAGTAGTTGTACCTCGATGCTGTAGCGATCGGCATATGCGTGCGGTTATAAAAGTCCGCGAAGGACTGATAAGCGCTTGAGAATAAAGCCGTGGAAACGTTGAGTCGGTCCGTCTCACCTGTCATAGTATCTATCTTCATGCCGATGTAGTGAAGGTAAAGATCAGCGTGCATATCGGGCGCGATCAGAACCGTGTCACCGTCGGTCGATTCGTCAAAGCCTTTAAAAGTGATACCCTCGGGATTATCGTGGGTCAAAACGATCTCGTGAAAGATCGTGGATTCTATCCTGTTAAGCCATTCTATAAAAAGATCCTTTCCGATTTCCGTATGGCTTGTTTGCATAATGCGTGCATAAAGATTGCTGATAGTCATAATTACCTCATTATGTAAGATCCCCGGAGAGAGTGTTCTCGCCGGGGACCGATTATTTATTCAACCTTGCCGGTGTCCTCAACGAGCTTGTCCACCATCTTTTCAAAGCGCTGGCGCTGAGACTCGCTGCGCTTGAGATTCTCATAAAAGGGGCGGGGCATCTTGACCTCACGGCCAACGGGGAAGCGCCTGTATTCACCGTTTGCAACGATGGTGCGCGATCTTTCCCTTGCATAGCGCCTGGGGATCACAACGGAGATCATCTCCTTTGCAGGGTCGACCTTTGCCTTAGGGGCAGTAGTATTTGCTGTTGTACTCGCAGTAGTATTTGCTGTTGTACTCGCAGTAGTGTTTTCTGTTGTACTCATTGTATATCCTTTCTCTCTCTTAGTTTGCAGCAGCATCAGCAAAATCGGCAGAGGAGCTGTAGAGAGCGATGATGTATTCGTCAACGAGGATCTCGCAGGCCTTCATAGCCTTCCAACCGATGGTGGAGAACTGGTTGAGAGGACCGCCGATCTCACCCTTGTCGTGCATGATATGCTCAATGCCCTGACCGCCGAGATCAGAGGATCCGTAAGCATCGCGACCGAGGAAGAATGTAACGTAAGCGCTGGAGCCGTCACCTGCACCCTCGCCGGGATAGATCACAGCACCGCTCTCAACGGAAACGGCCTCCTCAAGAACGATGGCCTTGTCGGTGTTGGAAACGACCTTTGAGCGGATGTCACCAATAATAACGTATCTGCCCTTGAGGGAGTTAGCTGCAACGGTACCGCCCGAGAATGATACGGAAGTAGTATTTTCAGCATCGGCAGAAACGGAGAGCGTTCTTGAATTGCTTGCAAGATCATCACCGCGGAAGATCTTACCTTCACTGGTCTGAACGAAGCGAACGCCGCCGAGGGTACCGATCTCACCCTTCAGAATGCTGTCGGGGTTTGTGTACTTTGCAATGTCTGTCCATCTGTTGCCCGCCTCCATCATAAGGTCGTTGGCAACGTAGGGGTGAATGATGGCAACATAGGAGCCGTCGATGGTGGGCGCGTTCATTGCTTTCAGATGAGCCGCGGCACGGAAAACGTCCTTGACCTTAAGGCGGCAGTTGGTGTCCAGCTGACCCTGAAGCTTGACGGGAGTTTCAACACCGGCAACGACCTTCGATGCAAACATACAGTTTGTAGTTTCGAGCATCTTCTCGCGAACGACCTTGTCGATGATCTTGGAAGCCTGCTGAGCAACCTTCTTCATCGTCTGAACGTCCATCTTGTCGAAGGATGTCTTGTTGAGACGGGTGGAAAGCTTCACGTAGCGGCCGAATTCGGCAAGATAGCTGACGATGTTTGTAACGGTCATCTTCTGACCGTCGGGGATCTCAGTTTCACCGAGAATAGCCTCCTCAATAGAGTCGGAAAGATCCTCGAACTTTCTGAACTCAATGGAGGTACCGCTGTTTTCGGGAATATCGATGTGCTGAGCGAACTGATCGTGAATAAGATCAGGGCCCATAAGCTCGATGAGAGTCTTCGTATAAAATGTTTTGATCTCGGCAGAAACGTCGCTTCCGCCGGCGGCATTGGCGGGGTTTGAGCCGTCAGAGCCGGTGTGGACTACGTCCGTGACCTCAACTGCAAAGAGCTGAATGTCAAAAAAGAGTGCAAAATTTGTTTTGAACATAGAAACCTCTAAAATAGTTTAATTCTCTTGCCTGCCTCTGCCTCAGCAAGGATCTTTCTGATCTGTGGTCCGGTGAGGTTCTGTACGTCGATTCCCTTGGAAACTGATGCTGCCTGATTTGAGAGTCCGTTTTCCGACGGTCTCTGTCCGTGTGCGGCGATCTTGTCAACCGTCGCTTTGGAAGCCTTTTTTGTCGCTGCCTCAAGGGCGCTTGTCATGATCCTTTTGTGGTTGATTGCCTCGAAGGCTTCTTCCACGTTAAAGCCAATGTCAAGAAGAGACTTGAATCTGTCGTTCTGTAGCTGCTTTCCGAGATCAAATCCGGGATACTTCTTTGTAAGCTCCTTCTCATTGACCTCATTTATCCAGCCGCGCACCTTTTCACGCTGCTCTAACGCCCTTTTCTGAGCGGTTTCAGCCTCGGTGCGCATCCTTTCGCGTATCTCAAGACGCTTCTTTTCAAGGTTTTCCGCAGGATCACCGCCGTCCTTGAGAGAGAGCTCCTCTCCAAAGCGAATATCGTGTACAATAGCTTCTCCGAGAGCCTTGCCGTCCTTAACATCAATACCGTAAACGTCGGAAAGGAACCTGAGCGCAGGCTCCATGTCCTTTCTGTGCTGTCTCACCTCGTCATATTTTGAAAGGCGAGCCTTCATAAGAGAGTCAAAGTCAGCCTGGCGCTGCTTTTTGAACTTTCCCGCCATCAGCTCACGGTATTCGCGGTCAAGGTCCTCGTCCTTGTCGTTGCTCCCGGCTTCGGAGCCGTCCTCAGCTGCAGCACCTGCAGCCTTGACGTCATCGCCCGTAGTAGACTGCCCGGCGCCGACAGCCTGTCCTTTTTCGCCCGAGACCGTACCTGCAGCTCCCTCACCTGAGGAGGCAGAGCCCTCTGCAAAAAGCTGAAGGTCAAGTCCGTTATTTGAAATAAACATATTATTTCTCTTTCTGTGAATGTATTTATATAGCCCTTTGGCCATATATCAAAGTAAGGTTTTGAGGGAATTTCTCCGAAAGAACCTCAAAACCGCATTTTATTGCGCTGAGAGCTCCCGCAACAGATTCTTTTCTTTCGGATGTCCGGAAACCAATATCCATTTTCCCGGGCTCAAAATCAATTCTCAGATCGAAAATGTCTCCGTCCCTCTCATATCGTGAGAACACCTCTGCCGCTGAAAATGCAAGCGCGGAAGCCGCGGCACATATAAGATCTTCACCCCTCGGGGATGCCCCGGAGTGACCGCGAATGCGAATCTTACATTGCGAATGCTTTTCTGTAATGGAAACAGTGATCATTTGATGCTGGCCATTTCCGCCGCTCGGTTAGCGGCAGTGGCGGCTGTATTGCCGGCACTTGTCCGAACTGCTTCTCCGAGAGGATTCGTCTTGAGATGTAAAGGAGAGTCCCCTGTCGTCGCGTGCGGCTGTGTGCTGCCCCGGGTGCCGTTTGTAAGCCCGAGAGACATAAGGATCTGTGTAATACCGGGGGCAAGCTCGGGATGATCTGCAAGAATTAACTGTGCAAATTTCATAACAGTTTCACGCAGACGGGGAAGGACAGCATTTTTCTGAATGCGATCAATAACCGCATCCTTTCCCTCAAATTCCATCATTTCAAGCATCGAAAGGGAAATGTCGGCATTTTCGGGATTGAATATGCCCATACCGTAGAACTGAACACCGAGCTCGTTCTGAGCGAGGCGTGAAAATGGGCTTTCTTTCTGAGACTTCACACTAACGTCAAATAAAGGTCTGCGAGCACCGAGGTTGACACCGAAAACATTCTTGTCGCCGGAGATCTGCATCTTCGTGTTTGAAAACTCCACGTATTCTGCAGCCTTGCCCTCTCCGATAATGCGGAAGGTGCGGGGCGTGTCGTAAAACTGAGCAATGCGGGATATGATCTTGAGGCAGACCTTTTCATAAGTCTTGTAAAAATTCTTGATCATATCACGGCTGCCCTTGCTTCCCGCCTCCTGCAGAGCTGCAATGGCAGATGCGGCAGTAACACCGCTTGTGGTGCCGCCCTGAGAAAAATCGTTGTTCTGGCTTGTCTCCTTCAGCTCCTGGATCATGTTGTTCTGGATCGCAACGTAAATTTCGGAAAGAGGAGAGGATTCGATGGGGAAGATGCTTTCACGAGGATCTCCGGAGCCGGAGAAGTGAACAAAGGGCTTTGAAAGATCTGCAAATTCCTTTTCGTTCAAGGCTCCGTCCGAGCGAACGAAGTAACGCTTTTTAGCTGCCTGATTTGCGTGCTCAAGAATAGTGCCTGAGAGAAGGTCGATGTCAGACTGAACTCCTCTGCAAACGTCCACCTGACCGAAGCCGAAGGGCGTACCCTTGAGCGGGTACATAACGTCACATTCAAAGGGATATTCACCGTCACTGTACCAGCCGTCAGCCATGGTCTCGTTTCCCTTTGCAAGCTCGTTCTCACTGGAGAAGAGAACGACACCGTTTGCAAATTTGCAATAGTGGAGCAGGGTTCGCGTCCCGTCCTTGACCTTGTAATACCAGTCGATAACAGCTGTCTTTTCGCTTGTGTCAACGGCATCGTCGAAGCGGTAGCGATCCGTTTCAAAGGAAGCCCCCGCTTTAAAGTGATCCTTGTGCTGAGGGTATTCCCGCTCAAGGGAGGAGTTTGAGCGAAGCTCCACGTGAAAAAGGTTTTCGCTTGATTGGATATTCGTAACTCCGGGCTCAAAATAAATGCTCAGCGGATCCACCTTGCAAACAGAAATATCGCCGACTCCGTTCATAAGGGTAGGATCCCATAAAACGGCAATGATGCAGGTGCCGCAAATAAGCTTGTCATACCAGCAGGCGGAATATGTTTTTTCAAAGCCGTTCTGGTCGAGAATAACGGGAAGGATGCTTGTCAGCATAGATGCTGTCTGAGAATCCCCCTTTTCTCTCGGGAGCACGTTCACGCCGGGCGTGTTGTCCATGGCGTCAGCGTGCTTGTTGGCAACGGAATTGAAAAGCCATGCTGAATTGTGGTGGCGCCGCCCCTTGCCTTCATCGTCATGTCCCGTGGTGTGGCGCTTCCAGAATTCCTCGTTGTCAATGATCCTTGCGGAAAGATTCGTCTTTCCCGTGCGGTATTTCTGTAGAATTCCGAAGGCACGGTCGATCTCCTCGGTACCAATGGGGAGATCACCGTCCTTTGGAGTCTCTTTTCTGTTTATAGTGGACAATACTGTCCTAAGGTCCACCTCTCTCATTCGTGAGGTATCAGAAGGCGCAGCATCGGTCTCCTCAATGGGTCTCTGCCTTGCCTGCTTTTCAAAATTGCTCAATATGTACTCCGTTCTGCCGCAGGGCGGCATCAGTATGAAAATCGTTTGTAACGCTTCGAATCAAGAGGTGAGATCTCACGAACCTTTTCCTCCTCGATCTTCTCAGGCTTCATCGGACGTGCCATGCAGAAATAGCGGAAGGAGTCCGCGAAATGGTCCTCACCCGTGGTGTCAAGATCTTCGGGGCGGTGCTCGTCAAACTGTAAAAGGGGAAGTGTGCGAACAGCGTGCCGGCAGGTGTTGAAAAAGTACACCATAGGCTTTCCTTCAGAGTCAAAGCGCAGCCTGTAGTGGCACTGCATCCACCCGGGAATGCGTGTGTTGTCCGCTTTGTAAAAATGTACCTGATTCAGATCGGCAGCCTTTATAATGGGATCGCCGCCGTTTTCAGCCCAAATAGAAGGATCGGCAACACCGTGTATCTGTTTCCCTTTAAGCCATCTGTGTTCTTTTTCAATGCGCCTTATCTCTGCAAATACCTCAATATCGCTCCACTTAACGCCTTCGTTGGCAAGAACCGTGCCGTTAACATCCGCCTTGCACCCGTAGAGCTGCAGTATGAGATAGGCGCGTCCTTCGTAATCGATAGCCCACCAGTCACAGGAGAAGGGCTTTGAATGTCCCCAGTCAAAGGAACGGTATATTGTCCAGTCACGAGGCACCTCAAAGGGCTCGATAACGTGAGTCCATTTTCTGTCCTCGTAATGGTCTGGATCGTCCGTAAATTCCTCAAAGAACTGTCCCTCAAAAATATCCCAGTCACCGTCAAGCCAGGCGCGCCTCAGCTTCGGCGGCAACGCCTCCAGCTTTCGTATGTAGTCCGGATCCTTTTCCATGAGCGCCTTGTTGTCCGTAGCAAGGGATTTTATAAAGAAATAGTCCTCGGGATTCTCATCGGTGCGGTATGCCCGGTCAATAAATAGACGCTTCACCCAGGCGTGCCCCACACCACCGGGGTTGCAGGTGAGATAGATTCGCTTCGGAAAGCTGTTTACACCTCGCACACAAGCCTTTAGCCTGTCGTACATTTCTTCGGTGAACTGTGTCGCCTCATCAATGAAAAGCACGTCGCATTCAAGACCCTGGAACTTGTCGAGGTCTGCAACGTTTCTGCAGTACCGATAGAAGATGATAGAGCTGTTTATAAATACAAGCTCCTTTGCAGAGGATCTGTAATCAGCAATGCCGTAGAGATCACGGCTCATGGTCGTAATGTGGTTTTGACGAAGCTCCGGGTAGGTCCGTCTGACGATCATTATCTTTATCCCGGGGTAACGTGCCGCAAGCAGGGTTGCCTTAGTCCTCACAGACCAGCTTTTACCGCCGCCGCGGGCACCTCCAAAGGCGATGTTGCTTTGCTTTGCCTTTAAAAACAGCTTTTGTCTCTCACTTGGAGCCGATATTGTGATATTAATATCGATCATTCCGAATAGTCCTCACCGTCGCTGCAGCTGATGCTGATCGTCGCATTTCTGCTCTCGTGCCGTTCATCGGCTCTCCACCCGTGATTGCATTGCAGGTCGAATATAAGTCCCTGTGGTCTCTTGATTCCTGCATTTAATTGCAATTGCAAATATTCCTCAACACGAAGCCTTGCCTCGTTTATTGATTCTTCAAAAGCGCCGCCCTCTCGCTCATAATTTGAAAGAGTCTGTTTTGATATTCCAAGATAAAGGCAAAGCGAGCGCATCGAGGGCGCTTGAGTGTAAACACGTTCATATATCGGATCTCCCTTGTCGTTCACAGCTCCCTTGTAAGCCATTACGGGATAACCTTTTAAGTTTGTCCGGCCCGTGTCATAAAGAATCTGTACCTGACGTGTAAACGAGATCGCATCAAAGTATTCGCAAACCTTTTTTTTGAAGGTCTTTTCTGTGTAACTCTTTTTTCGTCCCATTAACGTTCTGTAATATGCCCGACGGAACCCACCGCCGATACTCCCTTATCTGTCACTATGACAGTCACATCACAGCCGTCGGGCATCTCCTTGTAAATAGCATAACAGAAAAAAGTGGCGGTGATATGCAAGTTAAAAAGCATAAAAAAGCGCCGAAAACCCTTGTAATCAAAGGCTTCGGCGCATCTGTGTTTGTTAGCTGTTATAAATATCGTCTTTTGTATTCCTTGTAAAAGTCCCGAACCATCCGGGAGATCGTCGCTTGATCGTAATTGTATTTGACTGCAACGGCCTGTTGCTCCGCTTTCGTTGAAAGGCAAGCCCATAAAGCCCCCTTTCGGAGGCTTTTTTCTCTCTCGTATTCATCGGTACTGTCAGGTGCTCCTCTCGGCCGCGCAACGTCGTCAAGAACGGAAGTTATCCGCTTTTGAACTGTGCTGTCCTGCCGCGAAAACAGCTGACAGATAGTGTATATGTACCTGCATTCATCCTCTGAGAGCCCCCATCGAGCCCTCTCACGGTATTTCAAAGAAACCACCTCCGGTGTTTTTAGTGAAGAGATAAGAGAGAAGAGAGAAAAGAAGATGTGGAAATTTGCTTTCAGGCAAATTTCGTCATTTTCTCTTAACTTTTCACTTTTCACTATTCTCTGCGTAGCTCTCCCCGCTTCGTCCTTCGCATCTCTTTATACTTTCCGTTTCTTTGCCGCCTCTGCATAAAATCAGCGTCCTCACGATAGAATTTCATAGAAAGATAAACTCCTCCGTTCAGCTCGTTCTCCTGAACGTAAGGATCCTCGCTCATTATGTATCCTGGGTAAAGAGCTGCCGTGTTGTCAGCTGCAGTAACGGGGCTTGTCATAGAAAGAGCACGGCGGCGATCGTAAACGTGGTCGCGTGTTGGCTTTTCAATAGGCTTTTTAACGTTTCTGCTTGCGCGCCAACGGCGAACGGTAACGCGATCCTGCTTCTCAACAACGTAGTCCGCAAGATCTGCAACACCCTGCTCGTTAAACTGCAACCTGTCACAGTTTGCATAGCCAAATCCCCATTTGTCCTCAAGCAGGGAACGGTCAATGCCCCCGGGCAGGAAAATATGATGGTGATAACGGCCGCGCTCCGATCCTTTGGCCGTAACGCCGATGTACCAGGATTCTATCCC